TGATTCGCTTCTCTACCTAATGCTTGTAACTTTGCTTGCTGTGTCCAAGTAGTGCCTGATCGGGTAAATACATATACGGACCCAGCATCATTAAAACCAGTGTCTTCTTGGACAGCACCAAAGACCGCAGTATCACCACTTATAGATACATCAAATCCAGCGTAATCATTTACCTGTCTATCGGATGCTATCAACTTTGCTTGCTGTGTCCAAGTAGTGCCTGATCTGGTAAAAATATAAGCAGAACCTTCAAATTGAATATCATTTGTTTCCGCATAAGCACCGACGATTGCCGTGTCACCATCTATATCAACAGACCAACCAAAGCTAGAATTTGCAGATAAATCGGATGCTGTGAGTTTTGCTTGTTGTGTCCAAGTAGAACCTGATCTGGTGAAGATATATGCAGCGCCTGCAGCATTAAGGTCATTAGGATCCTCATACATAGCGCCAACGATAGCGTAATCTCCTGATACTGATACATCATAACCAAAGTTGTCGAGTTCAGCTATATCAGATGATACTACTTTTGTTTCTGTTGTATTAGTCCAATCTGGACCAAACGACAATGTAAAGCTACTTGCGCTGGTATCGATATTAATACCATCAGATGCAGTGAATGTTAAATCAAATGTAGCATCAACTGTTCCAGGAGTAATCGTAAATTCTCCACCGACATTCGTGATACTAGTGTCTTCCAGTGATCCACTGGTGACTTGATATCCCCAGACAATTGGCGTTCCTTCAGGATCAGTAGCAGACATGGTGATAACGGTCGGAGTTCCATCGGCGTTTAATGTATAAGAAGCATTAGCACCGGCGGTGATAGTAGGTGCAGTATTAGCTAATGCAATTTCAAACCAACCATTTCCTGTCCATAGTCTGAAGGAATTATCTTCTGCTACGAACGTGGTATCTCCAGGATTATTATTGACCAGAGGTAGATCGGCAGCACTCTCGAATGCAGTTACCGTAGAGATAACGTTCTCTGGAGCAGGAGTGGTTGCAGCCGTCCAAGAATTAGTCTCAGAAACGTATCTGTATGTACGTCCGAACTCTGTATGGAGATCGTCGTTAGATGGGGATGTTGGAAATGCCATTTTATGTTCTTTCTTCTATAATTAAGCAGGGACAAAAATATAAGCAGCGCCGAAACCGTTTCCACCAGTATAACCACCAACTACAGTATCACCAGATATTGCTCCGGCGATAAAGTAATCATTTTCTTTTCTATCTGAAGGTTGAATCTCAGCTTGCTCTGTCCATGTATTACCATCTTTGATAAAAATATAACCAGCTCCAGCATTAGCGAAACCAGTGTCTCTACCATTCGCACCAACAACCACTGTATTACCAGATATTGCAACACCACCGCCAAAGCCATCGTTTTCTGCTCTATTAGATCCTACTAGTTTTTGTTGATATGTCCATGTGCTCCCCGATCTGGTATAGATATAGGCAGCACCACAATTGACATAAAATGAGTCTGCTCCTGAAGCACCAACAATCATTGTATCGCCTTCTATATCAACTGAGACACCAAAGTAATCAGCTGATAGTGCATCAAATGATTGAATCTTCGCTTGTTGCTGCCAACTGCTCCCACCAAAATAAAGGAAGACATAAACAGCTCCAGCATCAGCACTACCAGTGTCTTCATACGGCGCACCAACAACTATTGTACTACCAGATATTGCTACTGATGAACCAAAGTTATCATACTGTTGTGGGTCAGATGCTGTTATTTTGGCCTGTTGTGTCCAAGTAGTCCCTGATCTGGTAAAGATATAAGCAGCCCCGCTACTTGATCCACTACCATTGTTGTCACCAACAGCGCCAACAACTACTGTATCACCATCTATTGCAACTTTTTCACCAAATCGATCAAGAAAATCTCGATCTGATGACGTAATTTTAGCCTGCTGTGTCCATGTAGTTCCTGATCTGGTGAAGATATAGGCAGCACCAACCTGAGTAATAGTAGGGGAAACGTCGTCCCACGGCGCACCAACAACCACTGTATTACCAGATATTGCTACTGATCTGCCAAAGATATCAGCTTCTTCTTTATCAGAGGCTTGAAGCTTTGCTTGTTGTGTCCATGTAGTTCCTGATCTGGTGAAGATATAGGCAGCACCAGCTCTGTTAACGCCGGTGTCTTCATCAAAGGCGCCAACAACTACTGTATCACCATCTATTGCAAAGGCATATCCAAAGTAATCACCTGCTTCTAAATCAGACGACACTATCTTAGCTTGTTCTACCCAAGCAGCAAATGTTAATGTAAACGAACTCACTGATGTATCAATGTTAATACCGTCGGATGCGGTGAACGTTAGATCAAATGTAGCATCTATTGTTCCAGGAGTAACAGTAAACACATTATCCACATTAGTAACAGTAGTATCTTCTAACGAACCACTGCTAACAGCATAGCTCCATGTCAAAGGCAATCCTTCAGGATCGTTTGCAACTAATGTAATAACAGTTGGTGTGCCATCATTGTTTAATTCGTATGTAGCTAATCCAGAATCAGTAATAGTAGGATTAGTATTAACCAATGCAATCTCAAACCATCCAGATCCGTTCCAGATGTATAGTCTATTAGTGCCGGATACATATCCTGTCCGACCTATGGTGTTTCCTACCATAGGAAGATCTGCGGCATTAGCTACTACGACTGGAGCGGGTATAGATTCTCTGACAGTGGGAGTAGATGGACTGGATACGGGCATCCATGTAGATGAAGATGATTTATATACAAACGTTCTACCAAACTCTATTGCAGTTTGACCGTCTATTGGATTTATTGGAAATGCCATTTTATACCTTTACTTAGAGATCCCAAGCGAATACTTTACCAGCTTGTGTATGAGTGCCGACAACTGCCTGAGGATCAGATACCCACAACTTATCTTCGGTCATTGCGACGGTTTTGTAAATTTGTCTGTTAATGGTCATAGAAACTATAGGACCCTTTCCAAATGTTACTCCATTAACATTATCTGGTCTATAGAGTGTGGAAACTAAATTGCCCGTAGCTAAATCAAATACAAATACGCCACCTGTAGGTTTTCCAGCTTCAAGTGCGCCAGCTTCCATGTCAGGAGCTGTTCCAATATAATACGTTCCATTAACTGCAACTTGAGAAGGGAACGCATCATATGTTGCCGCTGCGTCAGTTCTCGGATAAGTGGTTGTTCGAACAAGACTTACATCACCCCAATTACCTGAAGCTGTGGTATATACCCACAATCTCCCACGACCATAATCGTAGGAAGCATCAGCGACAACCAGATAGTTACCACTTACATCGATACTACTTCCCCAATTCCCGAAATTGCCAGGATTTATAATAGTAACTTCATTACCCGTTGTGAGATCGTAAATAAACAATCTACCATAAGCGCCGTCAGCTGATTTCGGGGCGCCTACAAATAGATAATTTCCCGATATCTTTAACGCCCAACCAAATGAATCATAATATGGCACAGCTTTAGTGAGGGTATATAATAACGTATATGGACTGGTAGTGCTGTAAACATAAACTGCTCCAGCATAGTCACGAGTAGTTCCGTTATTTTCACCAATCGCTGTTATTGCTGCATAATCTTCAGATACTGCGACAGAAAATCCAAATTGATCTAATCCAGCAGTTCCGTCGTTATCTGGGTTATCCCACGATTTTAACAAAGCTCCTGTAGAAGCGTTATATAAATGAGCACGCCCAGCGCCACTAGTATCATTGGTTTTTGGAGCTCCCACCAAGGCAAAACTATTACTGATCGAAACTGATGCACCGTAGTCATCACTGTTAGTGCCACTGGTAGTAGGGTTAGTTAATGACAGTAAGAATGAACCGTCTGAACCATCGTATATTAACGCTGCGCCATCGGCATCCTGAGGTGCCCCGATTACAAGTTTACCATTCGTATTGTTTGCGGCTATGCTATATCCAAACCAATCAAGAAAACTTGTACCTGTTTGACTTAGACTATCGATTGTATAACTATAAGAAGGTCCAAATCCTAATGTAAATTCTGCAACATCCGTATCTGATGATGCACCGTCAGATGCAACAAATCTCAACTGGAACGTTCCGGCGTCATTGATATTTGTACTAGGAGTAATTGTAAACACCGATCCCACGTTAGTGACGGTAGTATTTCCTAGTGATCCGCTGACAACCTCGTACGACCATGTAATTGCATGGCCGTCAGCATCAGTCGCCGCTAGTGTAATGATTGTGGGTGTTCCGTCTTTAGCCAATGTATAAGTTGCACTAGGACCAGTGTCAATCACTGGCGCTGTGTTACTCATCGTAAACTGACTGGACGTGACAATTGTATTTGATCCGTCGGTCGCTTTGAATGTTACTCCAAATGATCCGATATTACGTGCTCGAGTGCTCGGAGTAATTGTGAAAACATTATCTGCTTGTGTTATTACTGCTGTCTTGCCGATCGAACCAGATGTGATTGAATATGACCATGTCGGAGATGTTAATCCAGACTGGTTTAGTGTGATAACTATGGGAGTTCCATCAGTCGCCAAATTATAAGAACTGTTCGCACCAGAGATGGATGCTGCCGCAGATGTAATTGTTGCGATGTTATACCATCCTGTACCACTCCAAATATATAATCTATTGGTTTCTTGAACAAATGCCATTTTACCAGAGGTGTTACCTGACAACGGTAATTCTGCAGCAGTCGCATATGATGCAGTAGCAGTCTGTGCAGCCTGTTCTACCAACCGAATTTCTGATAATGATGCGAGAGGTACTGCTGGCGCCCATGTGCCAGATATTTCTGAGTAGACGTACTTTTTCCCAAATTCATTATGGGTTTGTCCGTCTCTAGCGGTTGATGGGAATGCCATTGGGTATTTCTCCAATTATTGATATACACTACTCTATTATTTATAAGATTAATAGCCGTAAAAAAGGGGACCGAAGTCCCCTTTTAATTCTTACTATGTAAGACTACTGATTAAGCAGCAGGTGTTACTTCCATAATACCGTCAACTTTGAAGATGCGGTAATATTGGTTTGCACGATCAGCACCAGTATCGCTTGCAGGAGCAGCGCCGACGAATGGGTTTGCAACCATGCCGTAGCGTGTCTTGAAACCAATCTTTGGTTGGAATGAATTCTCACCAACAGCACGAACCATCGTCAATGGAACGTATGGGCAGTAGAACAAACCAGCGTCATATGCAGAAGTACCACGATAACCAACGGTTACGTAGTCAACACCAGCATACGGATCGATGTAAACTTTCATGCGACCATTCAAAACACCAGCGAAAGTGTTACCTGTGTCATCGACATTCAAGTTAGTTGCCAAAGCAGGAGTGTAGTCCAAGACACCAGCAGCTGCAAGAGCAGAAGCGACGTCTGAAGAACAAACGATAAAGTTACCTTTGCCGCGACGTGTGTCTTTAGCGATCTGGTTAGCTTCACGTTCGATTTGCATCAACAAGCCCTTGTATTTTTCTGCAGACCAACGACCGTCAGAGTCGGTCTCTAGATCGAAAATACCAGTTGTTGCAACGTTAGAAGTTGCAGCACCCAACTTAGCTTTTGTGTTGATAGTACGGATAACTTCACGGTTAATTTCAGCGAGGATTTCAGCAGACAAAATGTTTGCCAACTCAGACTCAGCGTCCAAACCATGGACTGCTTTCAAGTCTTGAGCGAGTTCCATTGTGTACTCTGCCTTCAATGCACGTGTCTTAGCAGTGACAGTAGCTTTTTCGATTGAGAAAGCCATTTCACTGAATTCGCCACCAGTTGTTCCTAGTGCTTCACCAGCAGCAGTAGACATACCAGTTCCGAAACCATATTCAGCAAATGGGTCGCTGTTAGTAACTGTACCAGCACCTGAGAATGAAGAAGTAACTTCTTCGACACCCATAGCTTCTGCACCGTTCTGAGCTGAGTAGCGTGACTTCATTGCGAAGATCAAGCCTGTTGGACCTGACATTGGCTGAACACCAGCGATGTCATATGCCATTAGGTTAGGCATTGCACGACGAACCAAAGAGATCAAGATTGGATCCCAGTTCGCAACACCAGAACCAGTTGCGTTAGCTGCAGTCTCATTCAATTGAAATTGCTGGTGGCTACGCTCTTCTGCGAGTGCTTTTTCTTGGTTCTCAAGAACCAAAGCTGTAACGGCTTTACGATAGCCGTCTTTGATTTGTGGAAGATCAGCATGCTCGATAACTGGAGCCCACTTTTCTTGTAATTTTTCTGCGTTGAACATTTATAGTTCTCCTATGTGATTATTTGGTAGTTCTGGAAAGTGCCGTGACATAGCGGGACATGACTGGAGAAGACTCCACGATTGTTCCCTTTTCGTCTGTAGCGATATCTGTTGACTCATCAATTGCGACTGTTTTAGCAGCCTTGAAGTATGATTCCTTAACAATAGAAACTTTCTTAGCGAATGTCTCTGATGTCTCAAAATCAACATCTTCTACTAACGATTTAAGTTTAGCAGCATCGGTTTCAACCATACCCTGAGTTGCCTCAGCGATGATTTGCTCACGACGCAAGCCAGAAACTTGCTCGCTTAGTTTGATATTGTCTTCAGTTGATTTGTTGAGTTGTTCTTCGAGTTCGCTGACTTTAGTTGATAGATCATCAACTAGGTCATACTTAGTATCGGGAACTTCAACATAATGTTGTTCGAAGAGACCCTTCAAACCAGTAATGAAAGATTCTGCAATTTCAGCACGGAGGCCGGACTCAATTGCAACTTTATTCTCTTCCATCCAGCTTTCTACAACATATGTAAGATATCCGTCGACTTTTTCAACCAAATCAGTTTTGATTTGATTTACTTCTTCTGAAAGTTCAGTAGTGTACTGTTCTTCCAAACGGTCGATTTCGGCAGATAGTTTAGACTTAACAGCAGCTTCGAAAATAACTGCGGCTTTGTCTTTAAACTCTTCAGATAGCGTCTCATCTTCAGAAACAAGTGCATTCAAGTCTTCTTGGAAGTCGACTTTAATTTCAACTTGTGTCTGCTCTTCTGCGACAGCTTCTTCTGTAACAACTTCTTCGGTTGCTTCTTCTGCTTCTTCTTGGACATTTACCAATGCGTCATAGAGTGAAGTTAGTTCTTCTTTTGTCATTTTAGACATTGCTTGATATGAAGCATTAATTAGACCAGCTTTGGTCTTAGGTGCTACAGCTTGTTTCGGGAGAGACTTCTTGATAGAAGTGACTGTCTCGTCGTTAGCTTTATCACCATTTACTTCTTTCTCTGCATCTGCGGCTTCTTCTACAGAATCAGCAGCTAGGGTAACGTCGGTAGTTTCCTCTTCGGTAACTTCAACGTTCTCCACAACTTGCTCATCCTGGAGTTGTTCCACATTAATGTCTTCAGTGACTAGATCAAGTTCTTGATCTTGCTTTTTCTCTGACATTAGCATACTCCTATAAGGTTAAAGTTTTGAGAGGAAATCTTGGAAGACACGCAGTTTCGCTTCGGAAAGTTCACTGAATTTTGCCTTTTTAATTTCTGTCTCATATTTCTCAATTTGCTGAGCTTTTAGCAACCCGTTGTCCCATATCCATTCGACACCTTCCATGATTCCATTAACGAAAGCATCATGTGCGGAAGGATCTTGTACAATATCTACGGTTGATAGCATAAAGTCGTTTCCAACTCTCATAATGCCATCGCTGCCTTTCTCAAGACTACCCATACCACGACTAGAGACGCCCAATCGAACACCACCTTCGAGTAGACCTTGTACGATCTTTCCCATAGGAGTATTTAAAATGGACGCCTTTCCAATCACATCATTTCCTTCAAAGTGAAGATCGGTGATGCGATGTGAAACTTTATCTAAGTTAATTGTAGGACCATCAGGATGATTCAACTCACCAACTGCACGTCCTGTTTTAACTTGTTCGGTTACATACTTATTAACTGCAGACTCCATGATTTTCTTCTCATAGATTCTGCCGTTGCGGTTCGCTTTTTCCGCTTGCATGAATACACCTTCGATGGCGTATCCTTTAGTTCCATCTTTCTTAGCTTCAGTTAGTACCTGAATGCTAGAGTCAAGATGTTCTGTAATGAGTTTCATGTATGTAACCCTTAAAAATTATTCTTCTTCGGATGATAGTTCTTCACTATCATTAATTTCTTCTTCGGAAGCGTCACTACCATCATATAGACTTGATGCGATCTCGATTCTACGAGTCTCTAATGCATCATTCATTTTATCAGATAGAATACTATCAAATGCTGTCTTAGCGGAAGAAAAATCTTTATCTGCTAATGCATCGATCATGCTTCTAATATTTTCACTCATAATAACTATCTCCCATCAAAAAAAAACTTTTCGTAATAGTATTTATACAAATTTGAATCTTCACTTATTCAAATCTACCTCTTCAGCATCATCGTCTTCTTCTTCTGGAGCGACACGCATATTACTACCTGCTGGATTAGGCGTAGGAATATTCATAGGAACTTCTTCGGGATCCTGAGATTCTTTTTCCTCATCCATCTCTTCCTGCATCTTATCGATTTCTTCATCGTTCATACGCAAGACATTTCGTTTAACCCACTCACGTGAGAAATATGTTCCAACATAGTTTTCCATCAACTGAAGTGTATTGAGTCGCTCACGCAACATCTCTGAATCTTTTAGTTCTGAGAAGTGATTGTCCTCAATATAGTCGATAGCGAGTTGTTCTTTAATATCTTCCCAGTCTTCTCTATTAATAATACCCTTTAGAATCAACTGAGTCTTAAGTAAGTCCATGAACATCAGTGAGAATCGCTTGCGCAAGCGATTGACAAACTTCTGGAACTTCAATTCATCACGAGTAATCTCACTGGAGCGACCCATAGAGAACTGCGACTCTTGCTCTAAACGGTTAACTGGAACGTTCAATGATTTATACAACTTCTTCTGGAAGTATACGATATCATCAATCTGACCTAAGTTCTCACCGCCTGGTAGAGTAGAGATCTCTGTACCACGACCACCTTCGCGACGTGGCAACCAGAAGTCTTCCAACATAGACATATGTTTACGATCGTCTTTGATCTCACCAGTCTGTGCATCGTATACTAACTTGTTACGATACTGCGACATAACACCACGCAGATATTCTTCTGCTTTACCCTTTGGTAAGTTACCAACGTCAATATAGAAGATACGACGTTCTGGAGCACGAGACAAACGATAGATGACCAAAGAGTCTTCCATCATGCGTAATTGATTGACTGGCTTCAACGCCTTCTGCAAGTGTGACAGTACACGTTTACGTGAAGAATCTAGTAGACCAGAAGTCGAATAACAAATAGCATCTTTACTAATCTTAAGAGCCTGTGTGCTCTTCCCATTGGTCATATCTTGGTATACGAAATATTCTTCAGATCCTGATACCATAGCCATGCCAGTTGCCTGATCACGTTTATCTTTCTTAACCTCACGCACTTTGCGAATCTTGGTAGGATCAATAGGACGCAGTTCAAGAATACCCTTCTTGGTATTTTTTTCGTCTACGATGATATGATAGAACAATCTACCATCTACGTACCACTTACGGAAAATCTCATGTCCGTTTTGATTGAAGTTCAAGAGTGATGTAACTTCATCGAATGATTCTTTGATAAGTTTTTTAACTTTATCTGGTTGTTCCAAGTCATCCATGATAATGTCGACTGGAGTTGAGTCTTCGTCTGATACGATAGCCTCATTAACAATATCTTCGATCGCAGCATCACACTCCGGATGTTCAGCAATCTGTCGGT